ATCGACTTCTGGCACGATGCACAACAGCTTGTAGCCTGTTGGGATCGGCAGTGCCGACGCTTTCTCTTCTGCATCCGCGCTCTCTTCTGGGGCATCGATCGGTTGGATGTGTTTTGGCAGGCTGATGCCCGGTGGCAGAATGATTTCACTCATCTGGTTGCTCTACTTTCTAAAAACACCGCAAGCTGTGCGGCGAACAGTCCGTCTTTCGACGGAAAAATCCTCATTCGTCGTCTTGTTCAGCCTTGCGGGCCAAGTCCAACATGTGACGCTCTGCAAGGGCTAAGCCTTGGATCATTCCGCAGAGCTGTTTGTAAGACTCAAAGTCCTTGCACGCGCCCGTGGCAACGTCATCGGCGTAGTTGTTCATGTCCTCACGGATTTTTTCCCTGAGAACCCGGACAAAAGAATCGATTTCTGCGCTCATTGGTTGCCTTTCGAGGTGTTACGCATGGCCATAAATTCGGAAATTTCGGTTTTGTCGGCCTTATCGAGGGCTTCGATTGCCAAACGCTTCTCGGCCAAGTCGGTTTTGTCTGCCTTGTCGGCTGCATCGACTGCAAGCTTTTGTTTGTTAAGCTGCAGGCCGCCCTCTTTGATGGCCACCTCGCGCTCTTTGAGCTCCATCTCTTTCTGCTGCATCTGAATGACGGGGTCCTGAGCCGGCTGCTGGGCCTGATCTTGGGCAACCTGACCTTGGCTCTGCTGGAGAACCTGTTTGGCTGCTTGGGCCATCATCCCGGACAAAGCGAGTTCGATTTGCGGAGGCAGGGGTTCGCCCTCTGGAGGCAAAGGCATACCCAGCTGCTGCTCAATTTTCTGGCGGTAGGCAAAGCCAACGTGCTCGGCGATGTGAGCCATGGCTGCGGCTTGCATCATCTGTGCCCGTGGGTTCTGGCCAATCAATTGCATGATGATTGGGTCACTCATCGCAGACATGTGAACCTGAATGTGGGCCTCGTGGTCTTGATACTGGAACGCCTTTACGGGTTTACCCTTAATGATGTTCTGGTTCTCCGACACTGGGTCGGTTGGCTTTTGGTCTTCGTCCATGGGGACGAGTTTTTCTGCGTTCTTGATGCCCAGCACGTCCAACATGCCACGGTGCAGCATGGGCAGGTCGTAGATGTCCGGGGCCATTTGGGCCAACTGGATGACGGCTTGGTACTGAACCACGCGCTGGGACAGAGTTGCCGCGTTTGGATCGCTGACGGGCAGGATGTCCACGTTGCGGTAGTCGCTCTTCTTGGCGCGGGGGCCTTCTTCGCCGTCCGGCTCGTAGGTGTACTCGTCGTCCGTGTAGTCGCGGATGATCGCGGCCAAGAGCTGGAGTTCTTGCTTCAGGGTGAAGTGCACACGGGCCTGAACGGCCGTCATAACCTTCAGCTGACGCTCGAGCAACGCGAGGGTCGAGCCCACAGGAGCGTTTGCACCCATGTCGCTGACTTTCATGTCTGCGGTGGCGGCAAAGCGGCGACCTTCTTCGACGATGTTGCCCAGCAAGGCCATCAGAACCTGACTGGGTTCCTTGTAAGGCAACGGTAAGATGTTGTCGCGGATCGTGCCGGAACCCACATCCACGTCACGGAACTCGCCGGGTGCGATCGGAGTGTCGTCACCCTTGATGCGCAGACCACGGGACTTCAAACCACCGGGCAGGTTGCTCAATGTACCTGCGTCGATCAGTTGGCGCATCAGGCTGGTGGCTGAGTTGGCGAAGCCACCGATCAGGTGGAACAGGCCGAAGCCATATGCCCCGAACCCGGGGATGTACTGGTAGTGGACGAAGTGCTGGCGCTTTAGGTGGAGGCTGTCGCTTTCGTTCCAGTTGCGACGGATGGCCAAGACGGTGTTGGTGCCACGGATGTAGGTCACCACGTAGGGCAAAGCCACACCGGTGAGTTCGCCGTCGTCGTCTTTGTCAACCAAAGGATCGTCCTTGAAGACCAGTTTGACGTGGCTCTCGTACAGGGTGAAGCGCTCGTCGTTTAGGTCGGCGAAGCCGGTCTCTTTGTCCTTGGCCTTGTTGATCTCGTCGATGGCGCGGTCTGGGGTGCCCAGCTCGACATCGCAGTAGAAGCCGGCCTGCTGCAGCTCGAGAATCTCGTTCTTGGTCTTGCGCATCACATGGGTGACGCGGTAGCAACTCTGGATGTCCGAGGTGCCGTAGGGCAGGAGGATGTCTTCTGCGGGGATGAAGATGGAGGTCTGCCGGCCAATGCTGGGGTCGAAGTACACCTTCTTGAATGCCGAGCCGGTGGCGGGCAAGCTCCAGAGCATGCGCTCATGTTCGGGGCGGAACTCTTGCATGACCTCGGTCAGTTGGAAGTTCATGTCCTCTTGGACCCGTTGGGCGGCTTCTTTCTTGGCCGGGGTCTCTTTGCCGACGATCTTGGTACGGACCGGCCCAGCCGCAGGGAAGGTCTCGGTGATGGTCTCTGACTGGAACCTGACAACTGCCTCGGTGATCATGGGGTGGAAGACGCCGGAGGCACCATCCCAAGGCTCGGTACGCTCTTCGATCTGCAGGCCCAAGAGCTTCAAGCCGGTGACGTAGGCTTTTTCCCACTCCTTGCGGGAGTTGCGGTCGTTGTCGATGTCGCCGTCCAAGTCGGAGATCATGAGCTGGATGGAGCTCTCTGGGAGGTATTCGGCAAGGTTGGCGTCGAAGTCATCGATGCTGGGTTCACCCTTCTCGATACTAATTTCCAAGCCGTCCATTTTGATGTTGACTGCCTCGGGGTCGATGATCTCGATCTCGATGGGCTCCTCTTTCAATGCAGCTGCGTCGATGCCCATGGGCTGCTGGTAGAGGGCTTTGTCAATGTTCGTTGCCATGATTTTCCTTAGTAGTAGGCCGCTTTTCGGCGGCGGAGGGTTGGCTGATCTTCTTCATCGCTGTCCAGACTGATGAAGCCGCCCCGCCGAAACCTGAGTAGTGCTTGGCTTGTTGAGTCAACAAGGTCGTCGTGATCGCCGTTGGGGAAAGCTGCCAGCTCTTCCATCAGCTCATCCGCCCACCTTGTCTCCGGGCACCAAACGACGCCTGATGCAAAGAGATCGGAGATCGCGTTTACACGCGCAATCTTATCGCTTCCCTTGCCCGGTGTGTACTCTGAAACAGGAACGCCGATCTGACGGAGCTCGTAGATCAACGGAGCGCCAGAGGCGCGTTTTTCAATGATCAGGGTGTCGGGTTCCCATTCTTGGTAAAGCTCAAGGGCTTTTTGCTTCAGCTCCGGGAACTCCATGCGCTGTTTAAACGCATCAAGGCAGATGATGTTGGACTTCATCTCGCCCTTTTGGTTGGGGTGATCGAAGATTCCCCATGTGGTGCAGGCTGAGTAGTCGGAGCGGTTCGATTTTTCGAAGGCCGTGTCCCAGCTCTGGATAATGTAGTCGCACGACGGAGCGATTTCCGACTCCCAGACCCGCCAGTGGTCGCGCTTGATGATCGCGTTACCCTCTGAGGTGGGGTTCTGTTGGTACTGGGCCTCCCATTTGGAGACGGGAATCTCAGCCTTGATGGCCTCCAGTTCTTCCCTTTTCCAAAACCCGGGCCACAAAGGGGTACCCGACGGCAGCAGAGCGGGGAACTCGATGACCTCCCACTCGTTTACACCGTCCTTCTCCGAGTTCTTCAGGATTTGGCCGGTCAGGTCCCTCTTGGACCACCGGGTCATCACAATGATGATGGCCCCACCGGGCTGAAGACGCTGCCGAGGGCCAGATGTGTACCACTCATAGACGTTGTCAAAGACTGCGGGGTTACCCTGTTTGGCCTCTTGCTCCGAATGGGGGTCGTCGATGATGAGCAGGTCAGCACCCTTACCGGTTACCGCACCACCTACACCGATAGCGAAGTAGTCGCCTCCAGCGTCTGTGTTCCACCGGCCGGCTGCCTTTGAGTCAGAGGACAGCTTTGTATCAAAAACCCGGGAGAAGGCTTCAGAGGAGACCAAGTTCCTCACCTTACGGCCAAAACCCACAGCCAGTTCTGCGGTGTGAGCAGTCTGGATGATCTTCTTCTCAGGGTACT